AAGGTGTAACATTCGATGATGCACAAGAAACTTTCACAGCACGTTACACTAACGAAACAATTGCATTAGCGTTTGCAATCACAGAAGAAGCTATCGAAGATAACTTGTATGACAGACTTGCGTCTAGATATACAAAAGCGTTAGCGAGATCTATGGCAAACACGAAGCAAGTTAAGGCAGCAGCAGTATTGAACAATGGTTTCAATGCTAATTTTAAAGGTGGTGATGGAAAAGCGCTTTTTGCGACAGACCACCCAACTTTAGCGGGAAGTTTCTCTAACGA